TCTTTCTTGTTGTAGACCCATTCTCTTGCAAAATCTGGTGTATTCTCCAAGCTGTCCTTGATATTTTGCTTTCGCAAGCATCACATCGTCTGGATCAGCACCACCCTGTTTTAATAGCACAGCCTTTTCTCTCTGTGCCCTCATTGCCGTTTCCATTTTCCGCTGTTGCTGTCTGGCTTCGTATAAGGTGTATTCCTTGCCGTTAAATGTCTTAGGTATACTTTCCTTGCGGTTCTGCTCTGCAAGCCAAGAATCAGACCAATTCCGCTCCGAGACGCCTTTCACAAACGGGTAATATTCGTGATAGCAGTTCGCTCCAAGCAGTCCAGTGACTGTTCCAAGACCACATACCGTAACAAGTTGTTCCTTTGACCAGACCTTCCCTTGCCAGACAGCGTGTGATGGTCTCGCTCCGGCGTGCCACGCGACTTCGTAATGCTCTGTCCCAAGCTTATCGGCGTTCATTTCTGATATTTTCCCGGTAAGCTGTGACACACCCGTCATAACCGCTCTCCTTGCCGCCACATCTACCCTGCTATGCCACCCAGAAGCGTAGTCAATGCTTCTGAGTCCGCTGTTTGTGAGTTGAGTAACCACCTTGCGAATCATGGTATTGTAGTCAAACGTGCCGTATACAACACCTGTAATAGCTTGGTCGAGATATCCTTGGTAGATGTCGGACAATGGAGTCATAACGAGCCTACCGCCGCCATAATCCACATAAAATCCCATGGACTTTGTGACGTTCCGCAGATCATCATTGCTCTGCCGGATGAATCCATCTGTAAGCTGTTGCAACTCCTTATTATCCTCGTAGGGGATATATTCTGCATTGACCTGCTCGTAGATGTCTTTATTACGGACATATTCCCAGTCGATTACCTTGTCGTACAGCTCAAACACTTCCGGATAGGACAGATTCAGCGTGGTTTTTATCATCTTTTCGATGTCCTCAGAAGAGTACCCAATAATCTGTAGTCGGTTAATCTGCCAGTCGGCTGTGCTTGTGATTTTTCCCGCTTTTTTAATCCGGCGAACAATGTCCTCGAGAATCATCTGTTCCAAATCAAGAAAATGCTTCTCGATCTGTCCGGATAGCTGCTTTTTGTAGTCTTCCCTCAATTGGTTCACCTACTCCATTACTTCGATCTGCTCTGGCAACATCTTTTTCGCTGTGGCTTCGTCCTCGTTGTACCACTTCATGCGGTATTCCAAGTGCGACATCACGCCCATGCTCACGTCCTGTCTATCCTGCTGACGCTCTGTTTCCTCATCGGTCAGTATGGAATCGTTGAATTTGCAAGAGAACTCATATCCCGAATTAAGCATACTGTTGTAGAATGCAAGCCCTGCGGCAAAGTCCTCTAAGCAATCGTATAAGTTGTTCTGGATCGCCGTCACTCGGTTGTACTTGCGGTTCTTCGATGCCTTGATCTCCGTAGCTGTCTTTGCTACTTCCTGCGCATCTGACAGGTCTCCATAAGCAAGACCTACGGAAAATTCAATCTCACGTTTGTATTCCTCCAACCCACGCTTAAAGGCTTCGTCCCTCATTTCTGGGGAGTATTCTTTTAAGAGTTCTTGGTCTTTTCCAACGTCCAGATTCATTCCTCGATACAATTTGTTTTTGAGTTTTGGGAGTTCAAACTTCCCGGTTGCCTTATCTTGTTTAAGTGCTCTATTATCCACATGGATAGCACGCTCACCCGATTCGTATTCCCAGTCAAGCCTTGCTCCCTGTGTATCCGCTTTCCGGATCAGTGTAACTGCAGACTCGTACACCGACACTCCGCAGGCGGAACCATCTATTTTATTTTTAATTGGATTGCGATAATATCCAAAGTCCATACGGTTCATGCCGGGATAGGTAATCGGTCCAGGTAGGATATTCTCCCATTCTTCCACCGCTTCTAGGCTGCATGGAAGACCGATATCATTCGCTGTCTGAGAGTGGAAACACTTGTTTTCTATAGTCAGATTCCCGTCAATGAAATAGTGCCGTTCAAGCCTTGTGAAATAATCAGCGTCCCCAACCTTTTTTACGGTCAGAAATGCAATATCATTTGGCTTTCCATCATCCCCAAAGCTGATCGGTATGATCTTGTCGGCTGAAATAAATTCAGCAGCCGATTCTCCCAGTGGCTTAAGAACGAATGACCCAAGCGCAAGCCCTTCCTGCAGGTTTTCATTCAGACTCACGATATTCTTCTGATAAATCTTGTTCAGACGTTCATTTGTTACACTGGTTTCCATTTCAACCAGTGCACAGTCCGCAAACTCTCGGCAGATTCCATCTTCAATCCCGAGGGAAACAATGCTGTCAGAAATCCAATCTGCATCACCATTTAACATCTGTCTCCATCTGTTGATTGCATCTATCATGTCGTTGGATAGTGCGATATCTTTGCCGATGATCTGTTTTAATGTCGTGTACCCAAACATCCTCATGATTCCTTTCCATAGTTTCTTAATTCCATCAAACATCTTCCACCTCTTCGATTAGGTATTTCATGTCACGTTCGATTGTGTATTCGAACGCATCCAAGCTGTCAATGTCAGTGCTGCCGTCATCCAAACGCTCATCTTTCCCGACAGCTTCTTTGTCCCAAACTGCATCCGAAAAAGCAGTTTGCAGAGATTCGCAGTCTTTTGTAATAAAAAACCGCCCAGCCCCCATGAGCTTGACGGTGCATCTGATTCTGTCGTTTATAGGTCTTTTCTTTGCTGGTTTGACAGCTATCCACGGAAATTCCTTTTCCACGGCATTGCGGATAGAATTACCAAGGACGGTTTCTGCATTGTCCCAGAATACGGACTCTACGTTACAATACTGTACATAGTCTCCACTCTTCACGCACACAGAGTAATCATCTATCACTTCTTGTACAAACTCGCAGAACAGCTTGTTCAGTCGATTACTGTCGATGTCCTCGTTTTCATCCTTAGCCATGACTCTTCTGGATTTTAAAGCAATCACGTCTCTGTAGTTGTCCGTATATCCTCTGGCAACGAATGAGTGACCAGATTGATTACCACCAAAGTCCAAGCCAATCTCGATTGATGTGATATCCTCTTTTCGGAATTGCTTATGCTCTGATTCCTGCGAGAACTCATCCACGATTTCGCATTTGAACGCTTCTGGATTGTCAGCAAACCGCTTATAAATCGCTCCATCTGCTCGTTTCCATAAGCCAAGGATGAGGCGGTCATAATAGATTGTACCCTCATATTCCTTGCAGAGTTGCTTAACAAATTCTGGATCCAGAAATGGATTATCAAATATCGTGTACTTTTGGAGATAGATGTCCAGCTCTACATTGTCGATGAACTCTTTGAGCCAGTGTGTCGGATGTTCTGGGTTGCAAGCTCCATCAAAACAGGAGTACGTCTTATCGAGACGGGATTTCAGCATCTGGAACACCTCTTTGTTCCATTTTGCTATCTCATCTCCGTAGCAGTACTTAATGGATGCTCCCTGTATCTTTGCGACTTGGCTGACCTTTTCCGCTCCGAGACAATAGACATCCTCTCCGCATACTCTTGCCACATTGCGGTTGTTAATGTTCCCGATTAGATCACTGGTATAGATTTCCCTCATCGGTTGGAGTACGTTTCGCTCTATGGATTCTTTGGAGACACCCATGATTACATTTAAGCCAGGGAGTCCATCTCTCTCTCGGATTCTTTTCGGGACGATATAAGCGGTATCAACAAAAGACTTTCCAGAACGAACCGCTCCGGACTTGATATTCCATCTATGAGTTGCGTTTATGATGTATTCATTCTGTTTTTTGCTTAGCTGCATTGTCATGCAATCCTTTCAAGATTTCATCCAGCTTTTCAATTGCTGTTCTATCCTCGTATTCCTGCTTATCTCTCCATTTGTCCGGTTTCCGGTTCTTTAACCAAAAGATCTGGGCTGTTGTGTCTGGTACTACTTGCTTTGTGACCTTTTTCGTAGTTTTCATCTCATCAAGTTCCGGTATGTATTCCCTGGTTGTTTCCGTGTACTCATATCCGAGCGCACGTTTTAACAGAGCATTCTCAACTTGACGATCAACGACCTCTTTCCCTCTTTTTAGGGTGTCCGAAATGTCCGAATACTTGTCTTTCCAGGTATTTAATGTGCTTCTGGAAATCCCGATATTATCTGCAATCTGCTCGTCCGTCAGACCATCTCTCGCCCATCCCTCTATCTTTAGCAAGCCTTCCGGCTCTAGCCATTCCTGATATTTACCTTTCGCCATCCGACTCACCACCTTTAAAACATAATAAAAGCACCCATCTCTGGATGCCAAGAATTTAGGACTACTGCTCGAAAGGATTGCAAATGCCAACAAAAACCAAAATAACCAAATACACAATCAAAATTTATAAGAAAAAGGAGGAACCTTGCAGTAGTCCACAAC